TTGATTGACAGCATATTTTGTCCTCCTGGGTAAAAATATGTCTATATTATAGCACTGTTGAGAAATATATGGAAGACACGAAAAACAGAAAGGGGAATAAATATTATGGGATTCTGGGAATGGATGGGGTTTGAGAACCCAAGGGATTCTCCCAAAACAGAACAGCCAAAGGAAGGTCTGCCGCAGGTCACGGATAACGTCCGAGATTCCGGGCAGACCTTTGTATTTGGTCGTTCCAATGCCGGGGAGCAGGTGGATGAGAAAGCCGCCATGCAGATCCCGACTGTGTATGCCTGTGTCCGTCTGCTGGCAGAGTCCATTGCAGCATTGCCGCTGCATCTCTACCGGATGACAGACGATAATGGAAACAAGGAAAAGGCGCGGGATCATCCGTTGTACAAGATTCTGTATCGCCAGCCCAACCCAGAGATGACATCCTTTGTCTTCTGGGAAACGCTGATGACTCACCTGCTCCTCTGGGGCAACGCCTACGCACAGATCGTCCGGGATGGCAAGAACACGGTGCTGGGGCTGTATCCTCTTTTGCCGGAAAATGTCGAAGTCGACCGAGATGAAAGAGGCGAGCTCTACTATATCTACCACGCATACACGGACGAAGTTCCGGGAGAGCAGAACAAGGATATCTACTTCCGCCGGGACGAGATCTTCCATGTGCCGGGTCTGGGCTTCAATGGTCTGATCGGTTTCTCACCGATTGCCATGATGAAGAACAGCCTCGGCACTTCCATTGCGGTAGACAAATACGGTTCCTCTTTCTTCAAGAACGGCGCTCAGCCCAGTGGTGTGCTGGAGCATCCCGGCGTTGTGAAAGACCCGAACCGTATCCGGGATAGCTGGGAAGCGGCTTATGGTGGTGCAGCCAATGCCCATCGTGTGGCTGTGCTGGAAGAGGGTATGGCCTACAAACCGATTTCCCTGCCGCCGGAGGACAGTCAGTTTCTTGAAACGAAGCAGTTTTCCGTGACGGAGATCTGCCGTATCTTCCGTGTGCCTCCGCATCTGGTAGCCGATTTGTCCAGGGCGACCTTCTCCAACATTGAATACCAGTCGCTGAACTTCGTGATGCATTCCCTGACCCCGTGGCTTGTCCGCATCGAGCAGGGCATCATCAAAGATCTGCTGCTGGAGGAGGAGCAGGATACCTACTTCCCGAAATTCAATGTGGATGGTCTGCTCCGTGGCGATTACCAGAGCCGGATGAACGGTTATGCGACCGGCATCAGCAACGGCTTCCTCTCTCCGAATGATGTGCATCGTCTGGAGAACATGGATCTCATCCCGGCAGAGGAGGGCGGTGACGATTACTATCTGAACGGCGGCTATGTGAAGCTGAAAGATGCAGGTGTGGCACAGCAGAATAAAGCTGCCGCAGTCCAGCAGAATCAGCCGAAACAGACACAGCCCGATCCGGAAGAAGAACCTGACAGCGATAACCGGCTGAGTGAGAGTAAGCCACGGAAAAATGGAAGGAGAACCCGATGAAGAAATTCTGGAACTGGATCAAAAACAGTGATGACACCAGAATCCTCCGGCTGGAAGGACCCATCGATGAGGAATCTTTCTGGGGCGATGAGATCACGCCGCAGATGTTCCGGGATGAGCTGGAATCCGGCGAGGGGGATGTGACCGTCTGGATCAACTCTCCGGGCGGAAATGTGTTCGCCGCCGCCGAGATCTATACGATGCTTAGGGACTACAAGGGCAGCATCACGGTCAAGATCGATGCGATTGCAGCTTCGGCGGCATCTGTTGTCGCAATGGCCGGTGATACTGTCCAGATGAGTCCTGTCGCCATGCTGATGATCCATGACCCCAGCACCGTTGCGATGGGCAACACCAAGGACATGGAGAAGGCCATCGAGGTGCTGAACGAAGTCAAGGAGAGCATCATCAATGCCTATGCTGCAAAGAGCGGACTCAGCCATGCCCGCATCGCCAACCTCATGAGCAATGAGACCTGGATGAATGCGAAGAAGGCGGTGGAGCTGGGCTTTGCAGATGAGATCCTCTTTGCCAAGAGAGAGGCGGAGCCGGACAGTGACCCGGCAGACCCAGAGAATCCGGAAGAAGACCCCGACAGTGAACCGGGCGAGGGCGAAGAAAAGAAGCCGTTCCAGAAGGATACGGCAGGGCACCTTTTCTCCAGCCGTCAGATGGATCTAATCGTCCTGAACCGTCTGGGTGTGAAACCGGAAGATGTGGGCCAGAAACACACTGAGCCGAAGGAGCCACCTGCTGACCCGAAACCGTCCGCAGAGCCTACCCCTCCGGCTGAACCACCTGCCAATTCCGGTCCTATCCTTGACATGGACGGCAAGACCGAGGACGGCAGCATCCCCTACAATATCCTGATGAAGCAGCTTGAGTACATGAAGTGATGTGCATTCGGGCTGTTTTTCATATCACCACAAATCAATCTATGGAGGAAAAACACTATGAGTAAGATTCTGGAACTGCGCACCAAGCGCAACACTCTCTGGGAGCAGACCAAGGACTTTCTGGAGAAGAACCGCGGCGAGAACGGTCTGGTAAAGGCTGAGGCCGTGGAGCAGTACAACAAGATGGCACAGGAGGTCAAGGACCTGGGTGCTGAGATTGAGCGTCTGGAGCAGCAGGCACAGATCGAGGCACAGCTGTCCGCACCGACTTCCAGTCCTGTCCACGCGGACCCGAAGAACGGTGCCAAGAAGGATGTCAAGCCGACCGCCACTGCCGAGTATGCCGAGAACTTCTGGAACATGATCCGCAACCGCGGCCATTACGGAGAAGTCCGCAATGCCCTGTCTGTGGGTGAGGACACCGAGGGCGGCTTTACCGTTCCCGACGAGTTCGAGAAGAAGCTGGTAGAGGCACTGGAAGAGAACAACATCTTCCGTGGTATGGCGACCGTCATCCGTACCAGCTCTGGCACTCGTAAGATCCCCATCGCGGAAGATACCGGCGAGGCAAGCTGGATCGATGAGGGTGAGGAGATCCCGGAGAGCGATACCACCTTCGGTCAGACCATGCTGTCTGCGTACAAGCTGGGCACTATGATTAAGATCTCCAATGAGCTTCTGAACGATTCCGCATTCGACCTCGCCACCTATATCGCCCGCCGTTTCGGTGTGCGTATGGGCAACGCAGAGGAGCGCGCCTTTATCACCGGTGACGGTGTGGGCAAGCCTCTGGGTCTGCTGGCTGAGACTGGCGGTGCCAAGGTCGGTGTGACCGCTGCGCAGAAGGATGCTGTCTCTTTTGATGAGATCTTCAAGCTCTACTACGCACTGAAGGCTCCGTACCGCAAGAAGGCACAGTTCCTCTGCAACGAAGCCCTGGTGCTGCAGCTGATGACCATCAAGGACAACAACGGCAACTATATCTGGAAGCCGGGTCTGGAGATCGGCAAGCCGGATACCCTGCTGAATCGTCCGCTGAAGACTTCCGCCTTCATGCCGGAGATCAAGGGTGGCAGCAAAGTCATGGCCTTTGGCGATTACAGCTACTACTGGGTGGCTGACCGCCAGAACCGCACCTTCCGCCGTCTGAACGAGCTGTATGCCCGTACTGATCAGGTCGGCTTCCTGACCACCCAGCGTGTGGATGGCAAGCTGATCCTGCCGGAAGCCGTACAGCTTCTGCAGATGGCACCGCAGGGCTAAGAAAGCCAGGAAAGGAGGAGCCGGTTATGGCACTGATCCCGCTTTACGAAGCGAAGACCTATCTCCGCGTGGACAGCAGTGATGAGGATGCCCTGATCGGCATCCTTTTATCTTCTGCGGAGCAGATGTGCAAGGACGTGGGCCGTCTTTCGGAAGACCAGTGGGAGGCAGTCAATGCCGCTGACCGGGATGCCGAGAACGGAGTACAGCCCACAAGGGAACTGGAAGCCCTGCGAAGCACCTGCCGTGTGGCGATTCTGTATGCACTGGGGTATCTCTATGAGCACCGGGACGAAGCTGACCATCACCAGCTGATGCTGACGCTTCGCTCCATTCTGTTCGCTGTGAGGGAGGGGGTGTTCTGATGATCGAGAAACTGAATGAGCGGATCATGATCGAGAAAAGCACGGTCGTGACCGATAAGGTCGGAAACCATCGGAACACATGGGAGGAATATTTCACCTGCTTTGCCTACGCTTCGACCTATCAGGCGCAGGAAGAAGAGGGTGAGGTCACAGCCGAGCAGAAGAGTGTGGTGTTCACGGTCCGCTGGTGCAGTGAGACGAGAGGCCTGACTTCCACTGGTTACCGCATCCGTTTCCGGGAGCAGCTCTACAATATCGAATCCGTTGACCCGATGAATTTCCAGAAGAAAACGCTGAAGATTCATTGCCGTTTGGAAAGGAGACAGCCGGATGAGCAGAACCGTCAGCATCGATGAAATGGCAGATGCCATCAATGAGGGCTTGAAAGAGTATGCGACCCTTGCCTCCACCGAGGTCAAGAAAGCTGTCCGTAAATCTGCCAAGACCGTCAAGGAGCAGATTCAGTCCGGCGCACCGTCCAGAACCGGGCGGTACAAGGAAAGCTGGGTAGCAACCAAACAGTCGGAATCCAGCCAGAGCCTTCAGATGGTGGTGCATTCCAAGAACCGCTACCAGCTGGCACATCTGCTGGAAAAGGGTCATGCCAAGCGCGGCGGCGGTCGTGTGGCAGGAAGACCCCATATTGCTCCGGCAGAACAGGCCGGTATCGAGCAGCTCCAGTCTCTGATCGAAAAGGCGCTGAAATAGGAGGAACCAATGACCCACGAAGAAGTAAAAGCTCTGGTGGAGGAGATGGGACTTCCTTATGCGTATGACCATTTCGCAGAAGGGGAAAGCCCGGACCCGCCGTTTATCTGCTTCCTGTATCCGAGGGCTGAGAACTTTGGTGCGGATAACCTTGTGTACCACCACTTTAACCGGCTGGACATCGAGGTGTACACCGACTACAAAGACCCGGATATGGAAGCAAATATTGAAGGAGTCCTGACCGCACACGAACTCTACTATGAGAAAAGCGAGGTCTGGATCGAAACCGAAAAAATGTATGAAGTCCTGTATGAGCTGACTGTGTGATGCTCATGCAGGATATTTTTATGGGAGGAACACTATGTCGAAGAAAAGCAATAAGGTCAAATTTGGCCTGAAAAACTGCCATTATGCAAAGGCAACCTTTGACGAAGATGGCAGTGTCACTTACGCAAAGCCGGTCCGCATCCCCGGTGCAGTCAGCCTGTCGATGGATGCCAACGGCGAGATCGAGCCGTTCTATGCGGACAATATCGCCTACTATGTCGTAAATAACAACTCCGGCTACGAGGGTGATCTGGAAATTGCCCTGATCCCGGAGAGCTTCCTCACGGACATCATGCACGAGGAACTGGATGGCAACGGTGTGCTTGCGGAGAACGCCAATGTGGAACTGGAGCATTTCGCATTCCTGTTTGAGTTCGATGGCGACCAGCGCCACATCCGTCATGTGCTGTACAACTGTGTGGCAAGCCGTCCGTCCATCGAGGGTGAGACCAACGAGGACAGCAAGGAAGTCAAGACGGACACCCTGAACCTGCAGGCAACCCCTCTGGCAAACGGTTATGTCAAGGCCAAGACCGGTACCAACACCACCGATGATGTCTATAACAAGTGGTACGATGCGGTCTATGAGCCGCAGGCAGAAGCTGTGGACACCGAAGATACCGGTCATACCGAGGAGCCGCAGGGCTAAGTGACCGGCACACACCGCAGGGCTTTGGCTCTGCTTACATTATTATAAAGAGGTATACGATTATGAAGAAGATTTTTCCTTTGTTCGCAGTGATCATCGTTCTGGTGCTGGCTGTCTGCTCGTTCCACATCATCCCCACCGGTTACACGGGCGTGAAGACCAGCTTCGGTCAGATCCAGGAAACCACCATCCAGAGCGGCAAGCTCAACTTCTGCATTCCCTTTGTGCAGAGCATCCACAAGGTCAACAACAAGCAGCAGGATAAGCACATCGAAGCGCAGGTCTGGGGCGAAGCCTCCGACAAGACTCCGGTGTATGCCGCTGATGTGATCGTGACCTATCAGGTGCTTCCTGAGAAGAGTGCATGGCTGTATGCGAATGTGTCCGACATCAAGAGTCTGGTCGGTGACGAGCTGGTGGCATCGGCCATTAAGTCTGCGATGGCTGAACTTGCCCCCAATGAGGTGACAAACCGCACCAAGATCGAGCCTCTGGCACAGCAGAAGCTGGCAGAGTCCATTGTGCAGAAATATGGTGAGGACGTTGTGTTCGTAAACAAGGTCGTCATCAACGACATGAATTTCGAGGATGCCTATAACGAAGCCATCCAGCAGAAGTCCATTGCACAGCAGAACGCAGATAAGCAGAAGATTGAGAATGAAGCCGCCATTGCCAAGGCAGAAGCGGATAAGCAGGTGGCAATCACCAATGCAGAGGCGGAAGCCCAGAAAACTTCCATTGCCGCAGACGCACAGGCAGAGGCAAACCGCAAACTGGCAGAAAGTCTGTCCGATACGCTGATCGATTACCAGAAGGTTCAGAAGTGGGATGGCAAGCTGCCCACTGTGAGCGGCGGTAATGCACTGGTGAGCATTGACCCGGCAGAGTAAGAAACACGATATATGGCAGGGCTTCGGCTCTGCCAATTTTACATGAAATTTTGGAGGATTACGATTATGGCAGTTACAAAGAAAATTGAGATCGATGGCAAGGAAGTCACCTTTAAGGCAAGTGCCGCTGTGCCTCGCCTGTACCGCATCAAGTTCGGCCGTGACATCTACAAGGATCTGCGCCAGCTGGAAAAGAGCGTGGGAGAGAATGATGAGGATAATTCCAACCTCGACCTGTTCAGTCTGGAAATGTTCGAGGACCTGGCATGGCTGATGGCTCGTCATGCTGACCCCGCGAATGTGCCGGACAGTCCGGAGGAGTTCCTGGACCAGTTCAACACCTTCTCCATCTACCAGATCCTGCCTCAGCTGATCGAACTGTGGGGTCTGAATGTGCAGACCGAGGTAGAATCCAGAAAAAACCTCGCAAAAGTGAGCGGGAAATGACCACCCCGCTCTTTCTGCTGCGCTGTGTACAGCTCGGTATCAGCATCGCCGATCTCGACCTGCTGACCATCGGGTTGGTCAATGATATGTTCACGGAGCGGCAGAACGACGACTATCCGTACAAAGAGCTGGCCTCGCAGGAGGATTTCGACCGGTTCTAAAGCAAAAAACAAACGACCGTGCTTATATTGTGAATGAAATAAGCACAATCGTCTGGCGGTAAGGTATAAAAAATCCCCCAGCCGTGCACAACTGGGGGAGAAAGAAGGTGGCCTAAAGGTCATCTTCCCGGCCTCGGACCTCGCAAGGTTACCGAAACCTGATTGCTGCTGAAAGTATAGCCGATTTAGTAGTGCTAGTCAGGTAGAAAAAAACTTAGGCAGTCTTTTTAGAATTGCAATAGTCATAGAGATTCAGAAGATAGTCGGGGCTTTCTCTCCAAATTCCGGTATCATAGTCGAAAAGTGTTTCATATACTTTTGAATTTGTGAAGCGTAACAGTGCATCTTCATAGGAAATAGTATCACGCAAAGCGAGTTCTTTGACCGTATCGCGCATGAGACTGACAGCACAGCTTTCTTTCTGCGTATCTGTGAAGTTATAGTTTGACATCTCCATAGCGGTCACTCCTTATATATTCAAGATGATTAACGGCGTCCTGCGTGCGAAAACAGAATTGGTCTTTTAGGCGATTGGGAAGAAGTTTTTCAATAGCTATTTTGTCTGCTTTCGGTGTGCCGGGGATACCAAAGTCAACGCCACCGATATACTGCTGTAAGGTGTGGGCTGTTTGGTCATCTGCAATTTTTCCACCGATGATGTCGATGGTGCCGTATTTTTTCAAAAGTTGTGGGAACAAATCCTTTTTTCGGTTTGCTGCTACAAAATGAAGCCATTCAACAGAGGCTCCTTGGAAACAGTAAGCTAATATGTTGGGATCGTAGTGGAATTTGTAAACAGATATCTGTCCGTCTTCCGGGTTGAAATCTTTTGGAACTGTACCAATACGCATCGCTTTCCTAACCGAAAGCTGAACGTAATTGTACGCTTGCTCGTAGGAAGATGTAAGATAAAAACCTCGGCCAAAATCGAGTCCACCAAAGCAGCGATTCAGGTCAATCGCCGGGATACCAATGTAGCTACCGTGGTACAGAAGCATCCCATCCTGCAATTCGATCATACGGATACACCTCGATTCTTTAACAAGGTTTCAACATCGTGAAGAACACAGGCGTAACCGTTTAGATGAAGGATGTCATAGCATTCAGAAATAAATCCAAGAATGTCGTATTTCTTAAACAGTTCAGCACAGTCGCTGGGAGACATTTTCCACTTGGACTGAGCCATGCGGAAAACCCAGCACTGCATATCGGCAATGTCAATATTATATTCACTCATAGAGCGTACCTCCTTTGAGTACAATTTCTCAATTTAAGTATAGCTCTTTTTCTGCCGCTTAGCAACGACAGAATTGTAAATTTCAGATTATTTTCCGCCTGTCTGCCCTGTGCAGATGGGCTTTTCTTATGCCTGCGAGGAGGTGGTTACACAAATGGCATCCAGAATCCAGGGCATCACCGTTGAGATCGGCGGCGATACCACAAAGCTCTCCAAAGCACTGGAAAGTGTAAACAAGTCAATCAAGGGGACGCAGTCCGGACTGAAGGATGTCAATAAACTCCTGAAACTGGACCCCTCTAATACAGAGCTGGTCGTCCAGAAGCAGAAGATGCTCAAGGATGCCATTGAAGCCACCAAGGAAAAGCTGGCAACTCTGAAAACTGCCGCACAGCAGGCCAATGAGCAGCTTGCCAACGGTGAGATCACCCAGCAGCAGTACGATGCCCTCCAGCGTGAGATCGTGGAGACCGAACAGAATCTGCGATCCTTACAGGATCAGGCGGCGACCACGAATGCGACCCTTGCCAAGATCGATGAAGCCGGAGAAAAGCTCCAGAACATCGGGTCTTCTGTGGAGAATGTCGGTAAGAAGTTCCTGCCGGTGACTGCCGCTGTAACGGGTCTTGGCACTGCCGCAGTGAAGACCGCAGCCGACTTTGATTCCGAGATGAGCAAGGTTTCTGCCATTTCCGGTGCAACAGGGGATGACTTTGACCAGCTTCGTGCGAAAGCCCGTGAGATGGGTGCGAAGACCAAGTTCTCCGCATCTGAGGCAGCTTCGGCAATGGAATATATGGCCATGGCCGGATGGAAAACGGGGGACATGCTGAATGGTATCGAAGGTATCATGAACCTCGCGGCGGCGTCCGGTGAAGACCTCGCCACGACTTCGGATATCGTCACGGATGCTCTTACCGCGTTCGGCTTATCTGCTGCGGATTCCGGGCATTTTGCAGATATCCTTGCAGCCGCTTCCTCCAATGCGAATACCAACGTCAGCTTGATGGGCGAGACGTTCAAGTACTGCGCGCCTATCGCCGGTGCGCTGGGGTTCTCGGCAGAGGATACCGCAGAAGCCATCGGTCTGATGGCAAACAGTGGTATCAAGGCTTCGCAGGCTGGTACGTCCCTTCGTACCATCATGAACAACCTTTCCGGTGAAGTGACCTTTGCGGGCAAGAACATCGGTGAAGTTACGATTGCCACCAGCAATGCAGATGGCAGTATGAGGAGCCTGAACGATATCCTTGCAGACTGCCGTGTAGCATTTTCTGGCTTGACTGAATCTGAAAAAGCATCCAATGCAGAGGCACTGGTTGGCAAGAATGCCATGTCCGGCTTCCTTGCCCTGATGAATTCCAGCGAGACAGACATCAACAAACTGCGTGGAGCCATTGAAAACTGCGATGGCGCATCCGAGAGCATGGCAGAGACTATGCAGGACAATTTAAATGGTCAGCTCACCATCCTGAAATCTCAGCTGGAGGAGCTGGCTATTTCTTTTGGCGACATTCTGATGCCCACCATCCGCAAGATCGTATCTGCCGTGCAGCAGTTCGTGGACAAGCTCAACAGCATGGATGAAAGTACCAGGGAAACAATCATCAAGATAGGGCTCTTGGCAGCATCCATCGGTCCGCTGCTCATTGTGCTGGGCAAGACCATATCGACCGTCGGCACAGCGATGCGGGGATTCAGTTCTCTTGCAAAGGGTGTCCGGCTTCTCATCACCCATGTGGGCAGTGCCAGCGGTGTGTTCAGCAAGCTGGGTGTGGTTCTGGGTGGTCTGTCCGGGCCGGTCGTAGCCGTGGTGGCGGTCATCGGTACGCTGGTGGCAGCGTTCATGAATCTCTGGAACACCAACGAGGAGTTCCGTACTGCCATTACCGGCATCTGGAACGACATTGTTTCCAAGGTGAAAGGCTTCTGCGACCAGCTGACACAGCGGATCAACGGGCTGGGCTTTGATTTTAAGGATGTCACTGAGGTACTGAAAGCAGTTTGGGATGGCTTCTGTCAGGTGCTTGCACCGCTGTTTGAGGGAGCATTCCAGAATATTGCCACCATTCTCGGTGTGGTTCTGGATACATTGCTTGGCCTGTTCGATGTCTTTTCCAATGTGTTCTCCGGCAACTGGAGCGGCGCATGGGAAGCAGTAAAAGGCATCTTCTCCAGCATCTGGGATGGTGTGAAGTCTGTATTCTCCACGACGCTTACCGCACTAAAGAGCGCACTGGATGTGTTCCTCGGTCTGTTCGGTACGGACTGGCAGACGGTCTGGGGCAGTATCAAGAGCTTCTTCGAGACCGTGTGGAGTGGAATCAGCAGCTTCTTTTCAAACACAGTTTCTACCATCCAAAGTGTAGCAACGACTGTGTTTACTGCTGTTTCGGGCTTCTTTAACACAGTCCTTACCAGTATCCAGACGACTTTCAGCACGATCTGGACGGCTATTTCCACAGCAGTTTCTTCTGTGCTGAATACGATCCATACCACGGTGATAACTGTGTGGACGGCGATCTCGACCGCAATCTCTACGGTCATGAACACCATCAGTACCACGATCACTACAGTGTGGAACGGAATCTACAACACCATGAAACCTCTGCTGGATGCGTTCAAATATCTGTTTGAGACCATCTGGCAGGCAATCCAGATCCTGATCGGCGCAGCACTGACCGCGATTCAGACGAAGATTACTTCCATCTGGAACGCCATCGTCGCTTTTGTGACCCCGATGTTGACCGGATTGCAGACGACTTTCTCTACGGTTTGGTCTGCGATCCAGACAGCCATCTCCACGGTGCTGACTGCGATCCAGACTGCAGTGACGACGGTGTGGAATGCCATTGTATCGTTCCTGTCTCCGCTGCTGACTGGCATCCAGACCCGGATGAGTACGGCATGGAATGCAATCAAGACGGTCATTTCGACAGTCCTTTCTGCAATCCAGTCCACGGTTTCTTCCATCTGGAGCGCCATCAGCAGCAGGATCTCCGGTGTGGTTAACAGCATCAAATCGGTGGTTTCCTCCGGCTGGAATGCCATGAAGTCTACGGTTTCGTCCCTCAGTAACAGCATCAAGAGCGCGGCGATCACAGCCTTTAATTCGATGAAATCCGGGATTTCCTCTACGATTTCCGGTATCAAAAACACCATCACGAACGGCTTTAACAGTGCAGTCTCCTTTATCAAGGGGCTGGCTGGACAGGCATTTTCGTGGGGCTCTGACATGATCGGCAACATTGTGTCCGGTATCCAGTCGAGAATTCAGGATGTGGCAAGTGCCGTATCGGGAGTGGCGGACCGTATCCGTTCCTTCCTGCACTTCTCTGTACCAGATGAAGGACCGTTGGCGGATATGGAAAGCTGGATGCCGGACTTCATGCAGGGAGTGGCAAACGGCATCACGACCAATACCGGTCTTGTGACTGCGGCGGCAGAGAACCTGTCCACCACGCTGTCTACCTCCATTACCAACTCCATGAGGGGAGTAGAGCAGGCATACAGTAAGAGCTGGGCAGCCATCAGCCAGACGGTGAAAACCGGAACGGTAGGTGTAAGTGCCGCGATGAGATCCGCATGGAGTTCCATTACGACCAGTACCACAAGCACATGGAACAGTATCAAGACCACCATCCAAACCAGCTTTGCGGCGGTGAAATCTAATGTGATTTCCGCAACAGTAGCAGTGAAAACGTCCATGATGAGTGCATGGAATGCAGTGAAGTCGCTGACAACGACCAGCTGGAACGGAATCAAGAGCGTTATCACCACAGCATGGAACGGAATTAAGTCTCTGACTACTTCGGCGACTGCTTCTGTAAAATCGTCCATGACCAGCGCATGGAACGCAGTGAAAACTCTGACAAACACTAGCTGGAATGGTATCAAAACAGTCATTACGACTGCATGGAATAGTATCAAGTCCCTTACGACTTCTTCTGTCACAGCTGTCCGTAGTACGGTCACAAGCGGCTGGAACACACTGAAATCCACTACGGCCTCTGCTTTCAACAGCATCAAGTCCACGGTGTCTTCGGCAATGTCCAGCCTGCGCAGCACGGTTTCTTCTGGTGTTGCAAGTATCAGGAGCAGCTTTAACTCGCTCGGTTCGATTGCTTCTTCGGCATACCGCTGGGGTGCAGATATCTGTTCCCAGATGGCGGCAGGTGTCCGGGCAGCGGCTGGTTCCGTGATTGCAGCGGCAGAAAATGTTGCAAGCAGGGTCAGAAGTCTGTTGCATTTCTCTGTGCCGGACGAAGGACCTCTGTCCGATGCAGACACCTATATGCCGGACTTCATGAAGTTGCTGGCGACCGGCATTAAGAAAAATGTCAAGTCGGTGGTGAAAGCCGTGCAGGGACTTGCTGGGTCTATGAGCAGCAACCTCACGACCCCGGTGGATTCGCTGGGCGATTGGATGGATTCTGTGGTCGGCAGTTTTGCTACCACGATCAAGAAAAGTCAGAGCGGTATCGGCAGTGCTGCAAGGGATGTGGGCAGTGGCATCCAGACCCAGCTCATGTCCGGGCTTTCCGGGGTGAAGACCCAGTTCCAGCAGCTCTGGACTGACCTGCAGGGCATCACCAAAACTGCAGTCGGCAGTATGAGCGATGAAGTGAAGCAGGGCTTTACGGATATGAAGGATTCCATTGGAGAACTGAGTTCTCAGACCAGTTCCCTTGGGAATGCGATCCGCAGCCTTGGCGATACCTTCAATTCGGACTTCCTAAAGAACCTGGGAAGCGGCATCAGCAAAGTCGGTGACACGGTCAATACGGTCACGGGCCTTGTGGACAAGCTCGGCTCCATGAAGAACACCATCGGGAACCTCGGAAATACGATGCAGAACCTCGGCAACGTCCTCGGTACAGAAAACGGAGGCGGTCTGCTGTCCAACATCGGCAGTTTCCTGTCGAAGATTGGTAGCGCAGATGGCGGTCAGATCGTGTCGAACTTTGGCAACCTGATCTCCGGGCTGACCTCCAAAATGGGCGGTCTGGGAGAGGGAATCTCCGGTATCATCTCGAAGCTGGGAAGCCTTGGCTCCAGCGGTGGGGGAATCCTGTCGAATCTGGGCGGGCTGCTTTCCGGTGTAGTGACGAAGATCGGCGGCTTAGGCGGCAGTCTTTCTGGGCTTCTGTCTGGTGTGGGTTCCACATTGGGCGGAATTACTGGTTCTGCCGGCTCCGCAATCGCAGGACTGTTCGGCTCGGTTGGCACGGCCGTATCTGGTCTGGCGGCAGGTGCGGGTACGGCTCTTGCAGGCGTAGCAAGCTCCGCAGGTGGTTTCCTCGCATCCGCAGGCACAGCACTTGCTGGTCTGGCGGGTCCTGCAGGTATCGCAGTGGCGGCCGTTGGCGGCATCGGTCTTGGACTGACCGCTCTCTGGAAAAACTGCGATGGCTTCCGGGAAGGAGTCACGAATATCTGGAACAAGGTCACTTCGGTATTCTCGAATGGAGTAAATGCCATCAAGAACGGTATCTCCAATGCGGCTTCTGCCATCGGCAACGTGGCATCGTCCATCTGGGGCGGTATCAAGAACGTGGCTTCCTCGGCAGTCAGCTGGGGCAAGGATATCGTTGGCGGTATTGCAGGAGGCATCAAGAAGGGTGTGAGCTGGGTCGGCAGTGCGGTCAAGAGTGTGGCAAGCGGTATCCGTTCGTTCCTGCACTTCTCTGTGCCGGATGAAGGACCTCTGGCAGATGCAGACACCTATATGCCAGACTTTATGAAGCTGCTTTCCGGCGGCATCAAGAAAGGCGAGGGCGGACTAATCAGCCAGATCAAGTCGATGGCAGCAAAGGTGCAGCAGGGTATGGAGGGCATCAGTTCCTTCAGTCTGCCGGAACTGACCCTGCCGCACTTCGATGGCTCTGGCTGGAACTTCCCGCAGGCGGCTCTGGCCGGAGGCGGTACCACCCGGACGACCAACCTTGGTGGCGTATATATCACGGTCAACGGCTACAATGCCCGGAACGATGATGAACTCGCACAGACCGTTGCCGATAAGATCAACGGCATGATCCACGAGGATGATTCGGTCTTCAAGTAAAGGAGGAGATGCGTATGGGCTATAACACCCCAAAGCAGACAGTATCACAGTTTCAGCTCAAAGGCAGATATGCCAGACAGTATCTGTCCTTTGCCGGGAAGTCCAGCAAGGACTTCCTTTTATATTTGTCTGGTCCCGGTGTGTATGATTCCCCGGCTGCGGATGTGGAGAGCACCTCCGTACCCGGCAGGAACGGGGACATCATCACCGAGAATGCAAGGACAGGCAGGCGTAGGTATCAGAACGTGGATATCAAGTATAAGGCATTTTTCTTCAACGGTCTGCCTGCCAAGACCGCAGCGGTCAAGGCATGGCTGTTATCTCCGATCGGGTATCAGAAATTGCAGGACACCTACGACCCGGATTTCTTCCGGATGGCAGTTTGCAAGGACGCCCTGGAATTTGATGTGACAGCCCAGAAAGCCGCTGAGATGGAGCTGACATTCAACTGTAAGCCCCAGCGTTGGAGCGTGGATGGGCAGAGGGTGATCCGGCTGGATGGCAGGTCGACCTTAAAGAACCCATTCGCTTTTCCGGCACAGCCTATCTTCAAGATCTACGGGGATTCTGGCGGCGAACTGTATGTGGGTGAGGAGAAGATCACCATCCACAGCATCAAGGACTACGTGCTGCTCAACTGTGAAACGCACAACGCTTACAACGCTTCCGGCTTCTGCAATGAGACCATCCTTTCGGATGATTTCCCGGAACTGCCGGAGGGAAAGACACAAATCGCATGGACAGGCGGCATCACGGCGGTGGAGGTGACTCCACGCTGGTGGACGCTGTAAGAGGGAGGTGCAGCCAGTGATCCCATGTTTATATGCATCAACAGAGATGAAGTTCAATCATAACGGTATTGGAAAGCTGGCAGATGCACAGTCTTGTACCGTAACGGAAAAGAGAAACGGAAGCTATGAACTGAAGCTGGTCTGTCCGGCAGATGGCATCCATGCAGAGATGCTGGAGGAGGGGAATATCATCCTTGCCAAGCCATCCGATACCATGCAGTCTCAGCCGTTCCGCATCTACAAGATCACGACCCCGATAGATGGAAAGCTGGAAGTTCAGGCTCGGCACATTTCCTACCAGCTGAACTTCATCACAGTTTCCCCGTTCTCAGTGACTGGGTGTGCGGGAGCAATGCAGGGGCTGAAAAGCCATGCGGCTTCTGACTGTCCGTTTAATGTCTGGACGGATGTGGAATCCAGTGCAACCTTTACGCTGGGAGTTCCATCCTCCTTCCGAAACTGCCTTGGAGGTATGACCGGGTCAGTTCTGGATGTTTTTGGCGGTGAATTCGAGTGGAACCGGTATACGGTCAAGTTTCATAAAACCAGAGGTGCGGATCACAATGTCCACATCATCTACGGTAAGAACCTGACGGATTTCAAGATGGAAAAATCCATCGAGAACACGATCACTGGTGTGCATCCGTACTGGGTGGACAATGAAACCCAGGCGGTTATGGAACTGCCGGAGAAGGTGGTGCTGCAAAGCAAACGGTCAATTCCTTACCAGAAGGTTACCGTGCTGGACTGTACCAGCAATTTTCAGGAAAAGCCGAGTGAAGCGGCACTCCGGGAATACGCACAGAACTATATCGACACCACGGACTTAACGGAGCCGGAGATCGACATCAAGATCGACTTTTTACAGCTCTGGAATACGTCGGGGTATGAGGACATCGTGGAAGCAGAGCGTGTCTCCCTTTGCGATACGGTCCATGTGTATATCTCAAAGCTGGGCATTGAGGTCAGTTCCAAAGTCACCGAAACCGAGTATGATGCGCTACTGGAACGCTATAACAGCATTACGCTGTCGAACTCCACGGTCAGCAGCCGGAATTCTTCTCTGACTGGTTCGCTCAACAGCATCCGGAATACAGCAACGATTGCCTACGATACGGCAGTCCGTGCGGAGACAGCAGTGGGAGAGCAGGTCGGTGGAATCACGGCATCCATCATTTATGACGGTACGCTTTTTGCTGCGCTGTTTGGCCTTCATTATAAAAATGAAACTGACAATAAGGGAAATACGACCCGGTATGCATTCAATGCGGCGACTTTGAAACAGTCAACGGTCGCATGGAAGAACAGCTCTGCCGGGTTGTTTGTATCCACGGATGGCGGTAAGACGTGGGGCTATGGCTGGGAGGAGGATGACACTGCAGTCAGGACAGCGATCCTGCTGGAACAGACCCTCAAAGAACTGGATGACCGCTATAAGAAAGCCACGGAGCTTTCCGAGGAGCTGCTGAAGGAACTGGATGAGCGGTACAAAACAGCGACCGCCATTTCTGCCGAGCTTCAGAAAACGCTCGATCAGCGGTACGAAACAGCAAAAAAGCTGTCCAAGGATTTATATGAGGAACTGGATAAGCGGTATGGCACTCTTACGGAAATCTCGGAAGATCTGCAAAAGGAGTTGGACGAGAGATACAGTGTGGCGAAGAAGCTGTCGGAAGAGGTCGAAAAAGAACTGGATGAAAAGTACCAGCCGAGTGTCCCGGTATCGGAAACCGCACCGGAAGCCCCGGTAGCAGATACGCTCTGGGTCGATAAGAAGAACCTGCAGTTAAAGCTCTGGGATGGAGAACAGTGGCAGACCATCGGCTATGAGCCGGAACAGCCAACGGAACCGACCACACCGACGGAACCGGAAAAGCCGGAGCCGGAGAACCCGGACACCGAAGGAAAAGATAATGGGAACAAAGAAGAAACAGATGATAAGAAGACCGATCAGGAAGGAGGGGGCGCGTAATGGTCACAAGCATTTATCAGGAAGTGGAGCTGTCGCTGACGGAGAACCTGATCCCGGTGACAGTTCCGGTTAAGCAGTATGACAACAAAGCACGGAAAGTTCGCTGTGTTTTGTATAACAACTCGGTGCAGTATTCCGTGCCACAGGACTGCATCGTTGCCTGTTCCGGTACCAGACCGGACGGTACGATCTTTCACTACACCAGCGAAACAGCATCCGACCTTGTGTTTGTTGAAAATGGGGCGGTCGTCTTTACGATCACGACCTTCATGACCGCACAGGCCGGGCGGTTTCCGCTGGATGTTGTTATGCTCAGCACAGCGGGTGATGTCCTTGGTTCGTTCTCCCTCACATTGAAGGTGGAGCGGGCGGCCATCAACAACGGCAAGATCGCCACCTATACCTACGCAGGTGTGGTGGAAGCTATCCGTAAAGGTCTGTTGGAAGTGTATATCACGGATGATGGCTATTTTGCCGTTGTGTCGGAGGATGGACTCGGCTTCAGTGACAAGTCGGAATCCAGCACCATCCAGAAATTCATTGAAAATCTTTTGAACTGTACGGTTACGGATGACGGCTATTTTGCTTTCACCACTGAAGACGGTCTGAAGCTCATCTTTTCAATGGACGGTGACGGACGGCTGATCGTAGAGTTTGCAAACGGCTGATAGAGCCGGGAAAGGGGAAAATATGTCGGAATATATCGGCAACCGAATCGTCCCTCGCCATGATGGTGTCTGGGACAAAGCAAAAGAATATGAACCTCTTACAATTGTGTATGAGGAATCCACAGGCGACAGCTATATGAGCCGGAAACCTGTGCCGGCCGGAACGCTTCTATCACAGGAGGAATACTGGGCGATGTGTTCCCGGTTCTCGGAGCAGATGGCTCTGTACCGTCAGAATACGGCAGAAGAAGTGGAGCAGTTCCGCAAGGATACTGCGGCAGATGTAGAGCAGCTTCGTACAGATACTGCATCAGATGTGGCGGTCCTGCGCAAGATGACCGCACAGGATGTAGCGGATATCACCCAGAAGGTCGATGCCGCAAATAGTGCGGTTGCGGCCAGTAAGTCCGAGATGGATAAGACTGCAGAAACGCTGAAAGCCCAGATCAATGCCAACGTCAAGGCATCTACAGATAAAAATGCCAACTATGCACAGGAGCTTGTAGATGCCCGTGTGGATGATGAGGGAAAGACTTATCCTACAGCCGGTGACAATATCCGTGCGGTCGGCAGGGTGCGTTCCATGCAGAATATCATGAAGAACTGGGTGATCAAAAATGGTTACGCAAACCAGAACGGCAACCTTGTAGCTTCGGAAAGCTGGCGCGTGGCGCACATGGTCCCGGTCAGCGGTGATGCGATTCTGGTGGACGGTCAGTTCGGCTATATGAGCGGCCGGAATGACTATAACAACGTGGTCTGCTATGACATGGACCGTAAGTTCCTCGGTGGCTGTTTCCGGGCAGAGAGCGGCAAGGTCTATGACAACTATGTGATCACACTGCTTCCGAATACCCGTTTCATCTCTGTCACCACCAATGAAAAGCTGTTCTCGAAGCTCTCGGTGTACCTCTATGACAACATGCTCCCGATGAGATTGCTGTCAAATTACGCAACAGGCTGGCAGTGGATGAACGGCAGCGTGGATATCAGGTTCACGGGCAGCAAGGTGACAGTCACATTCCCGGAGGGAAAGAGTGTGTATGTCTGCCGCCGTACAAATGGTATACAGTACGAGCAGACGAAACTGGTGGCGGAAAACAGTACCTCATTTGACTTTGCAGTAGTGGGAAAATGGTGGGCGATCTACTATGATGGTGCGGAAGCATCCGCAAACAAGACGGGAGAAAAGACAGAAGTCCCTGTCATTAAGGTGGAAAATACAAGCGGCGATAGCTGGGGCGATCTATTCACAAAGGGCCGCTTTGTGTTTGCGGTCTTTTTTGACTGGAATGTGGTGTACGCAGCTCCTTCGAGCAACGGTACAGTCATCAACGGGATCGATTATGGCAATCCAGCCAAGATTGCGAATACTGCGATGACCTGGCACAAGTACCGTTCAGCAAAGATGTTCCTCGCTACAGGCCAGTTTGCGATCGATACGGTCAACCGCACCATTCAGGTCACGAAACGTATCCTGGCGGTTGTCGATAACGGTGCTTACTACTGGATCAGTGCTAGTGAGGAGCCGGTACCGATGTTGGATAGTACGGAAGCAGAAAAGCATCACATGCTGATCCTTGCCTATGACTCGTCCATAGATCAGATCAATCTTTACAACACTGCACAGTTCCGGGCATTGGGAGTAAACGGCTACTATATCGCTGCATGGTATGAAAACCATTTCTGGTATCCGCACATGGGTTCTTCTTTCAGCATTGTACTGGATGGCACGACTTATAAGGCTGGTGAGCTGTTCGATGAAGAGCGGCGTGACTACTATATCGAAAAGAAGTATGAGGACCGCTTCCAGCAGCTCCGCACGGATCTTGCCGGTAAGGATTCCCGCCATATGTATCTGGCAAGCGGTGGCATTACCATTGACCAGAATGCCGGTACGATCCAGGTCAGTACCAAGTGTCTGGGTGTTCCGGATACGTTCCACTATGAGTGGATCACGGCAGGCGATCCGGTGGAGATGGCATTTAACACACCCAGCTCGACTTTTGGCATGCCGATGCGCATTCTCGCTTATGACGCTGGTACGAAAACCATCAATCTGTACGACACCAGCCTGTTCCGAAAGCTGGGTACGAATGGTTTCTATATTGCATCCTGGTATCAGAGCAAGCTGTATAATCCGCACATTCACCCGGATGTGAAGTTCATTGTGGGCGGTAAGGAATACAAAGCGGGTGATCTCTTCGCAGATAACGCGGCATCTTTCATCCCGAAGCGTATCACGGATTATGTGCAGAAAGCCATTACTCCGGCTGTAGAGGATGACATCGTGACCCCGTCCCACTGGGACTGCATGGAGGGACGCCAGCTTTCCATCTTCTTTGACTGTCTTTCCCGCCACGATGGCAAGGAAAATCTGTATGTGCTCGCCAGAGGCACGAATGCACCGAGCCTGACCCGGAACGAGTACTGCATGAACTACACGCCGACGAAGGACAGTACGGATTTTGCACTGACCGTCCGCCGTCTGGATGAAGATGACTGCCATACGGTATCGTCCAAACCTGTCCAGGTCAGGGTTCACCATAAGCTGAAGGACAAGCTCACAAAGAATATCTGCATCTGTGGAGACTCTCTCGTGGACAATGGCTCCGTTGCAACGGAAGTGTACCGTCTGCTGGCAGAGGATAATGACTGCGTGATCCACCAGCTGGGAACGAGAGGACCGTCTGGCGGCAAGCACGAAGGACGTGGCAGCTGGACCTTTGCCCGGTATCTGGCAGACACGGATTACGCCGGCAAAACGAATGCATTCTGGGATAAGATCAAAGGCCGTCTGGATTTCCAGAAATACTGTGAGACCAACGGCTATGAGGGTATCAACTACTTCCTGATCGCACTTGGCACCAATGATGTGTCGCAGGGCACTACACTGTACCGCACGGAAGCTGAGGTGCAGAAGTTCGTGGATCAGGCGAAGCAGTTCATCGATGCGCTGCTGGATAAGGAAACGGGCTTCCCGAACTGCAAGATCGGTATCGGTCTTTGTGGTCCCGGCTCGGATTATTCTTATCAGTGCGGTTCCAACATGGGTATCTTCCATATGAGCATTAACACGCTGAACCTTGCACTGATCAAGGCATTTGATGCTGGCAAGTATCGCAAAAACGTGACCTGTTTTGCCCACGGTCTTCGCACGGACCGCCGTCTGGCATTTCCGTATTCGGATAAGCCGGTGACGAACCGATTCACGGAAACCAGCCGGGCGCTGACCAACAGCATCCACCCGTCCGGAAGAGGCTATCAGGCATGGGCAGACGGCTATTACTGCCAGATCCGTGCATGGCTGACGGAAGACAGCAAATAAATTTCCACCGTCCCTGACAGACATACCTCCCAAATGCCTGTGAAACGGTGTTCATTATAGAAGGAGTATACACAAGGCGGCATTGACCGTCTATTTTTATGCCCAAATGGGCAGGAAAGGACAAGATTATGCAGAATGTGATCGACAAGATTGAATGGATGTTCGCAGGTCTGGGTGGTTTCCTGGGCTGGTTCTTTGGCGGGTTTGACGGCTTCCTGTATGCACTTGTAGTGTTCGTGGTCTGTGACTACTTCACCGGAGTGCTGGCGGCAGCGATCAAGCATGAGCTTTCTTCTGAAGTTGGCTTTAAGGGCATCGCCAAGAAGGTGTGCATCTTCGTACTGGTCGGCATTGCCAACATCATTGACACACAGATCCTCCAGAATGGAGCGGCCATCCGTACAGCAGTGGTGTTTTTCTATCTGGCGAATGAGGGCCTGAGCTGCCTCGAAAACGCAGCCGTTATCGGTCTTCCGGTGCCGGAGAAGCTCAAGGAGATGCTGGCACAGTTGAAGGAAGAAAAGGAGAATAAGGACGAGTAATCAATGGGGAGAGGTGTAACAGCCTCTCCCTCAATTTTTAGGAGGAAAGCAATATGAGTAAGAAAGAGTGTCCCGCAAAACTGACGACCGGTTATTACCGTGTGCGTGAAGTCTGGGAAGATGAGGCATCCCAGTTTGGCGCGTACCGTCTGCTGGCGAATGCAAAAGCCAAGTGCGATGAGAACCCCGGCAGCCGAGTGTTCGACAATGACGGCAACGTGATCTATCCGGAAGAGGCTGTCCCGGATACCGGCGCAGATGAGAGTGAGGAGAAAGCAGTCGTGGACGATATCCCGGAAGATAAGCCGGAAACCACAACCCCTGTGGAAGATACCCCGGCGGAAAAGGAAGCAGAGGATGAAGTTGATAAGAATGAGGAGTCCGCTGTGGATGAGAATGAGTTCCCGACTGCGGAGGAGCTTCCGGCGACCATTGCCTACGGCAAGCTCAAGACCCTCATGATCATCCGCAAAAAGCCGAGTCTGGAAGCGGAGGTCGTAGCGGTCTATAAGAAGAATGCCCTTGTGGAAGTGGTGCAGTTCTGTGATGGTTGGCTGAAGATCAAGTGTGCCGAGGCAGAGGACGGTGTGGCATATGTCCTGAACAGTGCGGATACCTATGCGTTCACAGCAGGCAGGATCTATACCGTTGTTCCTGGTGATAATCTCTGGAAGATCGCAGATAAGGAACTGGGAAGCGGCAGCCGCTGTGCAGATATCCGTGTGCTGAATGGGCTGACTTCCAACGCCATCCGGGTCGGCATGAAACTGCTGATCCCGTAACAACAGAATAACCACAGCACGAGGTTCAGAGTGATCTGGGCCTCAACTTTTTTAGCAGGAGGAAATCATTATGGGATATACCAATAGTCCACTCGTTGTTTACACCAAGCTCTCCCCGAACCATTCCGGGCAGAGGACACACAGTATCGACCGCATCACACCGCATTGTGTGGTCGGTCAGCTTTCTGCGGAGAGCATCTGCGGCTGCTTTACCAGCACGAGCCGTCAGGCAAGCTGCAACTACGGCATCGGTACGGATGGGCGGGTGTCACTTTGTGTCGAGGAAAAGAACCGCAGCTGGTGTTCGTCCAGCAATGCCAATGACCAGAGGGCTGTCACCATCGAGTGCGCCAGCGACATGAATGAGCCGTATGCCATGAACAGTGCCGTATATGACTCTCTCGTCAAGCTCTGCATCGATATCTGCAAGCGTAACGGGAAGAAGAAGCTCCTGTGGCTGGGTGATAAAAATAAGACACTCAACTATGCTCCGGCGGCAGATGAAATGGTGCTGACCGTTCACCGCTGGTTTGCCAACAAAAGCTGCCCTGGAAACTGGCTGTATGCCCGCCTGGGTGATCTGGCCGCAAGGGTAACTGCAGCACTGGGCGGTTCATCCTCATCCGGCATGCAGGCTTCTTCGCTGAAAAACCTGTCAGAAGCAGAGGCAGTGGCAAAGATCGGTCCGCTGTTTACTGCGAACCAGAAAACTACTGGCATCCTTGCCTGCGTGTCGATGGCACAGTTCATTCTGGAATCCGGCTACGGTAAATCTGAGCTGGCACAAAATGCCAATAACTGCTTCGGCATGAAGACTTCGCTTTCCGGGAACAGCTGGAGCGGCAGCAGTTGGGATGGCAAGTCCGTCTATACCAAGAAAACGCAGGAGCAGAACGATGACGGTTCGATGGTCACGATCACCGCTGACTTCCGTAAGTACGCCTGTGTGGAAGACTCCATTGCCGACCATGCGGCATATCTGCTCGGTGCGATGAACGGCAGCAGGAAACGCTACGAGGGTCTGGCAGGCTGCACTGATTACAAGAAAGCGGCACAGATCATCAAGGATGGTGGCTATGCTACCAGTCACACCTATGTGCAGGATCTCTGCAATATCATCGAGCGTTGGAACCTGACGCAGTACAATGCGGCTGCTGGAAGCACCACCATTTCCGGCTGGTACCGTGTCCGTAAGAGCTGGCAGAATGCCGCTTCCCAGAAAGGTGCGTTCCACGACCGCACCTATGCAAAGCAGTGTGCGGATAAGAATCCGGGCTATTATGTTTTTGACCCGGCGGGTAAGGCCGTCTACCCGGAACCGAAGTCTTCAGTCCCGTATACTGTGCGTGTATCCATTAAAGACCTCAACATCCGCAAGGGACCGGGCACGAATTACGGTAAGACCGGTTATTACACCGGAAAGGGCGTGTTTACCATCGTGGCAGAAGCTGCCGGTGCTGGTTCTGCAAAGGGCTGGGGCAAGCTGAAATCCGGTGCAGGCTGGATCGCACTTGACTTTGCATCCCGTATCTAAAAACAGTCCCCGTCCTTACAGGGCGGGGCGTACATAAACATTATTGCGAGGTGAATTAGCTGAATGTTAAAGAATATGAAAAAAGACACAGAACCAGGTGTGGGCTGTGCCTTTCAAAATGGGCTATTCCTGTCCGGTTAGCCGATCATATAAGATAACAGTTTCAGATGTTGAAACGCAAATCCGTTCTTTTTTCAGGATTGTTCGTGGGCGCTGGTTCTCACGGTAATCTCGGTCTGTTTGTGTAAAAGCAGAGCAGCAAACAAAATCACAAACGGAAATGTCACCTGATGAAGTTGATCGGATGATAAAGATAAAATCAATTGGCGGTGTAGCTTTAGAAATCAGGTAATCAGCTTGTATTTGGGTGCTGAAGGAATAAAAACGCGGCATGTAGGAATGGAGGATAAAGTCCTGTTCAATTGTTTGCTTTAAGCGAACCAATGCTTCCAGGCGGGGCTTTACACTTTCCTGATATTGAGAGCCTTTTTCGATCTGAGAAAGCATGATTTTTTTACGCAGGATCATGTCAAGCGTTTTTGAACGGTTGAATCGTGGCAGACTGACATCAGTCAAATATTGAAAACCTGCAAGATGCGGAAATCGCTCAGGTGGGAAAGCGAGAGTGATGGTATGAAGCTGCTTTTTGTAGCCATATGTAAAAACGTAATTGAACTGCATTAGTTCTTTCCACGTTAATGCCGCTTCATATAGTATATCGGTACTCATGCCATCATCTCCTTTGCCAAAAAATAAGAGCCCTGCCGTAGCAAGGCTCTCATTAAGCGTTTTTGTTCGATTCAAAGAATCTATTCGGCTTGTGGTTGTCGCATAACCCACGGGCAGGCTCCACAATCGGCTGAAACCGAACCAGTCCACTGCTTCAACGCCACGATAGCTGGTCAATGCCGCTATCCTCTAAGTTCATTATAGCACAAAATAACCAGAACACAAGTACTCTGGAATAATTTGTGGCGTGTGAACTATCACGCTCAGTAATAGTATATGCGGAATCGGAAAAATCGCAACTGGAAAAAGAAACAAAATAAAAATAAAAATCGTGCAGATAAGACAATAATCTCCCAGATTATTCTCCGTCTTTCTGCGCCGAAATTACTTGATAATATCACGAAACAGAGGGAATATGTGACTGCCCAAAGAGAAGAAAACGGGCAGGAAAGGAGCGAAAACTATGAGTACTGGTACGGATTTCCTTGCAAATCTGCAGAAAAAGACTGTGAAGAATACAGTACAGCAGAAACAGCAGAAGAGAGTAAATGCATCTGCTGTGGATGTCTCGGCTTTACTGGAAGCCGCTCTTGGGAAAAAGAAACCTGTGGAAGCTGTGGCAGATGTTCGTCAAAGTACGGATGCTGCCACAGCTTCTTTTTTACCACTGGCTGATACGCACCAGGGCAAGTCTACTCAACAAAAACCCAAAAACGCATCAGATAAAAAACAGACACCCCAAAAATCAAAAGACATCGTGGACGCCGGTATCACAGCTCTTATCCAGAAAGCTCTGGATGCCAAAAAGGTCATGGCAGAGCCGGACATTGCAGAACGGCTGCAGAGCAGTATGGAGAGTGAGTTTACGAAGCTCTTCACACCGGAAGAACCGCAGGATAACAAGTTCGTTTCGACGGCGACCTTCCGGGCTACCAAAAAGAAAGCCGGAACCCTTAATGTGGCAGCTTACATCCGCGTTTCTACGGACATGAGCGACCAGGAGAACTCCTATGAAACGCAGGAAAAATACTTTAACCAGCTGATTGAAAATAATCCGGCATGGAATGCAGTCGGTGTGTACTCCGATTACGGCATCTCCGGCACTTCCAAGGAAAAGAGAACCGGATTCCGCCGACTGATGCGCCATTGTAAGGACGGGAAGATCGACCGCATTGTGTGCAAGTCCATATCACGATTTGCCCGAAACACGGCTGACTTTATGAGCGCACTGGATATCCTGCATGACTGCGGGGTAACGATTCTGTTCGAGAAAGAAAATCTGGATACAGCAGACCCGACCAGCGACTTCATCCTTACGACACTGGCAGCCATTGCACAGGAAGAAAGCCGCAGCATTTCTAGCAACATCCGGCTGGGGCAGAAGATGCGCTTTCCGAAGGGGGATGTTCCCAACAAGATCATGTACGGATACCGCTACAATGGGAAGATGGTTACCTCCGAGAGCGGATATGAGTATAAAGATATTGAGATCGTTGAGGAAGAAGCCAGGGTCGTCCGGCGCATTTTCCATGAAGTCGTGGAAGGAAAAGCCTATACGGAGATTGCAAGGGGACTGAACATGGACAAGATTCCGGCTCCTGTCACCGACGCAGTGAGAGTAAGAAAGAAAAAATCCAAGAAAGGGCAGTTAAACAGTGATCTGCTGGATGGATGGACAGGCGGGAATATCACGCGGATCGTCCGTGCCGAGCGGTACATGGGTGCAGTCCTTATCCAGAAGAAGTTCACATCGGATTACCTGACACATGAAGTCCGGGACAACAAAGGCGAAGTCCCTCAGTATTTTGTCCGGAACCATCATCCGGCAATCGTTGACGAGGACCTGTTTGAAAAGGCACAGGAAGTCGTAAAAGTAAACAGCGATTTATATAACAGGACAAGATCCGGCAAGAAGCCGAGAGCGTTTTCCCAAAGACTAATCTGCGGGGAGTGCGGCCGCTTTTTCCATGTGACAAACGGAAATGGGAACTATCCCATCTGGCGGTGCCCGACGAGCAGCCGGACGACAGGAAAAAGTATCTGCCATGCAGAAAAAGTATACGAGGAACAGGTTGTCCGAGCCTTCCGTAAAGCAGTTCTGGAGCGGTTCCGGCTGACGCTTAAGCCCATCCATGACAACGTGGCTGTGGCAGACATCATGAGCGGCCGGTTCAAAGAGCAGTATGACAACTTCACCCCGGAAGCAGATTCTTTTGTAAGCCAGATGCTTGCACGGCTGGAGAGCATTCAGAAGCTGGATTTTATGGAACGCGACCGTGCTTTTTATAAAAAGCAGATAGCAGCCGCACACACCAGTGTGGAAAGCACCAGTAAGAAGATCCGGCTCCTGAAAAGTCAGGTGGATGTGATGCAGACCCGTCTGGAACTTCTCGGTGACGAGATGATCGACCCTGCTTCTATTGAGGAGAAGAAAAAGCTCATTGAGAAACTGGAGTGTGATATTCAGAAGGACACGGACACTGAGCAGAAACTGACCGAACAGCTCGACTATATGGAAGACTACTGGGAAGAACTGGAGGGCGACTATGAACGAAGGGAAAAGGCAATCGAGTGGATGAAGAACCTCCCGGTGGGGCGGGATGGTACGGTGGCCTTTCTGAATGAAGTGACCGAAGAACACTGCAAGGCATTCCTCCTCTCCATCACGATTCATTCACCGCTGAAGTTTACGGTACACTGGTTCGATGACACCAAGACCGAGGTAGAGATGGATTCCAATATCGAAGATTACCGCAATACCGCAAGCTATTATGACGGGCATACGATGCGCGACGGCAGCCAGCGGAAGAGGCATGTAAGATAAGACCAGTTGCAAGGCTGGAAGAAAGGAGCAGATTATGACAAGACAAAAAGTGGATGTGATCCCCGCCAGTGTGCGCTCGGTACAGAACGGCGGGCAGCTGAAAAGCCAGACCAACATCCGTGTGGCGGCTTACTGCCGTGTTTCCACCGGCGATGAGAGCCAGCAGACTTCCTACACGACACAGAAAGCATTCTACAAAGACCTCATCACCCGGAAGCCCGGCTGGATCTTTGCCGGCATCTACGCAGATGAAGCAAAATCTGGTACCAACCGGGAGCATCGAGAGGAATTCAACCGCATGATAAAAGATGCGATGGATGGAAAGCTGGACTACATCGTTACAAAGTCCATTTCCCGATTCGCACGAAACACCATTGACTCCCTGACCTGTACCCGTGAGCTTCGGCAGCTGAAGCCGCCCGTGGGTATCTATTTCGAGAAAGAGAATATCGACACGCTGGATGCCAAAGGTGAGCTGATCCTGACGATCCTTTCTGCACTGGCACAGGATGAGAGCCGTTCCATTTCCGATAACATCCGCTGGAGCATTCAGAAGAAGTTCCAGTCTGGTGTCCCGCATATCAATTTGAAACGGATGCTGGGGTATGAGCTTGGGGCAAATAAGCAGTGGGTCATCGTGCCGGAGCAGGCAGAGATCATCCGGTACATTTTTGACCGCTTCGTGAAAGGCCAGACGGCGAATAAGATCGCACAGGAGCTGAATCAGATGGAAAAATTCACGGTCAACGGGAAGAAGTGGAGTGCCAGCTCGATCCTGATCGTCCTGCGGAATGAGAAGTATGTGGGCGACATCGAGATGCAGAAGACCATCACGAAGGACTTCCTTACCCACCGTTCCAGCATCAATAAGGGCGAAGCACCCCGGTACTATGTGAAGAACCATCATGTGGGCATCATCGACCGTGTGACTTGGGACAAGGTGCAGACCATGCTGTTCGAGAAGCCGAGGGCAGATATGACGAAAGGCCCCGGCAAGAAAAAGGTAAAGAGCATTAAGGGTTCTCCGTTTGGAAACCTGCGCTGCGGTGCGATCCTGGAGAATGGGCCGGATGCCGGAAAGCCCTGCGGGGAGGGATTCTTCCGTACAACCTACACGGGTGTGGCAAATGGTTACAGCGATGAGCGAAGTCTTAAGGCGACTGGTGAGGATACCGGAGAGTATCTGGAAAAATACACCTATTCGTATCCCGTTTGGCGGTGCAAGCGTAAGGTCGGGGAGCGGGACGGTGAGCCGCCGAAGAACGGTTCTCCCGACCAGAAAGCGTATTGCCGGAGCAAGAAAGGCTGCATGTCGGATGAGGAAAAGGAAGCGGCAAACAAGCGCTGCCCCTCAGAACGCTACCATGAGTGTGCGCTGGAGCAGAGTTTCATGGAACTGCTCTACAGCATGAAGCGCGACTTTGAACAGCACGGTGATGCCTCCATGATCGTGACGATGTTTGACAATGCCTATGAGCAGGCTGTCCGGCTGGCGAATAACAACAGCATCTCGGTGCAGAGGATGGCAACGGTAGAAAATCAGATCAAGGAGATGGAAGAACGCCTGCAGGATGCCATCAGCCATCAGGTGGCGGCACTTCGGGAAGCTGCACTGGAACAGAACGTGGAACTGAATGAAGCCCTTTCCAACGGGGAGGTGACCATTGACGACATCGACCTGGACATCCGGAGCGGACTGACACCGGGAAGCATCGGAGTGAGCTTCTATGGAACGGAAACGGAGGAAGGTTCGGAAGCCCAGATTTATACAGAGCTTGTGAACGACCTGCAGGAACGGCTGAAAACACTCCAACAGGAACGGCAGACGATAGAGGAAGAACAGGGTGTGCTGGCGATCATGAAAAAGAACTTTGAATACTTCCTTGCCTGTCTGAAAGAACTGCCGGATACCAATGCAAGCGGAATGCTGTTAAGAGTCAACGGTCTGGATGTACAGGGAACCCTGCTTCGGGATGTGGACGGAAATGCCATCGAAGGCCGGAAACGTGCCATCACCAGCGGAAAGCTCAAGCTGACTCCTGAGCGGATCGCAGAAGCACCAGATATGCTCCACTTTGAAAAAGGCATCTACTGTGCTTTTGTTGAGAGCGGGGTACTGAAGGGGGATGTGGCAACCTATAAGACAAACTTCGGTGTGACACTGACCTCAAAAGGCAACCGCAGAACGCTCGACAGCTTCATGGGTTATAAGCGGAGTGACATGGACGGCAATGTGGTCTATGTGGATGCTCCTTATAAGGTGTACGGATTCAGCATTCAGTACCGCAGATACCTGACAACTGCAGCGAAGCGCGAGAGGGAAGAAGCGGTGTGATGGAAGGAGACAGGACCCTGCCGGGTGTGGCTTTTGTGGCTGCATCTGGCAGGGCTTTTTTTGTTTAATGTTTTATTGTACTGCTATTTTGCCTTTTTTTGTCTGGCCTTTTTTACCCGTAAGGATTGCTATGTGCAGAATCCTGTTATATGTTGTGGGTGGCGAGAAATACACATACGACAGAAAATACACATAGCGAGGAGTGTTTGGAATGAAAGATGTAGCTGGGATGCTGGCAGAGAAATATGGTGCAAAAGCTGAAGAGATTGTGGCGGCCGGTGCTATGAAATTATATCTTCAGAGCATGGAGCCGGCAGAGGCACTGAGAAAGGTGAGGTCTGTGTATGAGCCAAAAGTGATCCGGCTTGACAGTGGCGAAGGCGTGCCGGTACAAAGCAATATTGATGGTGCAAAGTACGCTGCGTTCATCGATGAGTCTGTGGTGTTTGCTGCTCAGAAGATGAGAGGGCGTGGGGATGCATTGGCAGAAATGGTTATGGAAAAGCTGAAAGCCGTGGATGGAAAATGTCTGATCAAGTGTGCCAGCGTGGAGTTCATGAGTTTTATCGAGGATGTATATAGGAGTTTGCATCGGCGTGAATATTAATGAAAAAATTTACAGGTGATCATTTCCAAGGCGTTGATGGGGTTGATTATTTTTTTAGAAGAGCATGACCGCTTGAAATAAGCGTGCTTTGATGGTAAGATATTGATGGGGAGATTTATTCTTCACAACCTGAAAGAGGGTGATATCCGATGAATAAGTGTAGAGATTTGGATTTCGAGCGAAAGCATGAAGAAGATCTTCAAAGATTGCGAGGTTTTAGGCTTTTGGATGATGATTTCATGAGCAAAGTCTTTGAAGA